ACGTCTGGCGCGGCTACGGGACGCAGGTCGGCATCGTCGATCAGATGCGGATGGAGGATCCCGTCATCAAGGCGATCACCCTCTCGTGGACGCTGCCGATCATCCGCAGTCACTGGAAGATCGAGCCGGGAGGCGATGACCGGCAGGCACTAGAAGAGGCAGAGTTCATCCGGGCGAACCTGTTTGAGTATCTGAGCGGCGGCTTCTATCAGTTCGTGGAGCAGGCAGTGGCAGCCGTCTGGCGTGGCTTCTCGCTGTTCGAGATCGTCGCCCGCTTCGACCGTGACAGCGAGCAGACCCGGCTTGACCAGTTGAGCCCGATGCTGCCCAACACGGTCTACTCCTGGAACCGCTACGAGTCCGGGCGTTGGGGTGTGACGCAGGCCCCGGACCAGGGCGACGCCGACGTCGGAGCGGCGAGCGCCTACGCTGCAGGCGGTGCGAGCCTGCCGCCTGAGAAGCTGCTGCACGTCGTTTGGGATCAGAGCGGCGACGACCCCGAGGGCATGAGCATCCTGCGGCCCTGCTATGCGGGCTGGAAGTCTCGCCGGCTGATGCTCAAGTTGGAGGCAACCGGCTTTGAGCGCGGGGCCTTTGGGATCCCTTATGTCGAGGTCGATCCGACAGCGCGCACGGGTGACAGCGCTTCAGTCAACGAGATCCTGCGCGAGCTTCGCACGGGTGCCAGGGCGTGGGCAGCGTTCCCTCCGGGATATACGTTGAAGTTTGCCGACTTCCCCTTCAAGGGTGCCGATCTGCGCGAGGCTCGGATCGCTGCAGGCCAGGACATGGCCCGCGCTGCGCTGGCCCCGTTCCTGTTCACAGGTGAGAAGGCCGGCGCGTACTCTCTGATCCAGGGCCAACAGGACTTCTTCACCATGGCGCTCCAGACCGCTGCGGACATGATCGGCGCGGCGCTCAGCCATGGCAGCGACTCCCTGATCCAGCGGCTGTGTCGGTGGAACTACAACCGCACCGAGGGCTTCCCCAAGCTGGTGCCCGGCTCGATCAGCATTGGCGACCCCAAGCAACTGGTCGAGGCGATCAAGATGGCAGCAGAGGGCGGGGCGCTCCTGCCTGATCGCGGCATCGAGGAGTCCGTGCGCGCTGCGCTGGGGCTGCCTGAGTTGCCGGAACACGAGAGCCGCGAGGAGCAGGAACACCGCCTAATCAACGCGCGGCCCGCAGAGGTCAGAACTGAGGTGGAGCAGATCGAGCGAACCGAGGTCAAGAGCAAGGGGCCCGCGATCACAGAGATCACAGACGATCAGGCCGACGACACCGAGCGCGAGGCCAAGGAGATGGAGGCATTGGCCGAGAGCCTGCGCCGTCCCGTTGCTGTGAGCGGTCGCGAGCTACGCGAGGAGGAGCGTTACGTGCGCCTTGACGAGACGCTCGCGCCCATGGTCAGCGTCAAGGATGCGATGGCCCAGGCTGCCGAGGACTGGCGCGAGGAGATCGCAGACAGATACGCCGACCGGATGGCCAGGGCTGGCGACCTGATCAAGATGCGCGGCGCGGACGTGCCAGACGTTGGCAAGCTGGGCGAGGCGTTCCGGGTGGAGTTGCGCAAGGCGTACCGAGCGGGCAAGGCGTCGGTGCGCGAGGAGATGGATCGGATCTCTGCCTCGCCCGATCTGCTGCCTGCGCTTGAGGCTGGTGACTTCGAGGTGACCCGCGACGACATCGAAGTAGACCTGCCGGGCGAGACTGAGACGCTCAGCGAGCAGACCGCATTCTCATGGACCGGCCAGCAGCGAGGGGGCCTCACTGGCCTGCGCTACCTGACCAGCCTGGGCGATGGTGTGCCCCTGCTGCTGGCTCCCGCGGGCCGCAAGGTTGAGGCCAAGAAGCCCAAGGCCGCGGGCGAGTCGGTCGCAGATGAGATCATCCCCGAGGACGCTGTGGAGAATGTGGCGCGGACCTCTGCCCTGGCTGCTGCTGACCGCGTCAAGGCCGCCAGCATCACGGCGGTGCAGTCTGGCAGCATCGGCGGCGTGATGGAGACGAGCGCTATAGCGGAGACGGTGGCGGGCGCTGTGCGCGAACTGAGCCCAGGCGCTGATCTGGTGCAGGCGCAGCGCGACACCAACACGATCTTTGGGCTGGGCCGCATGCAGGAGGCGCGAGCCGAAGGAGCCGAGAGCGGCATCCGATCCGCCATGCTGGAGAGCAGCACCTGTGACGTGTGCCTCAGCAAGGATGGCGCTTCCTTTGAGATCACCGAGCTTGACGAGTACGCCACCCCGGATCCTGATTGCTTCGGCGGCGATCAGTGCAACTGCATCGTGATATTTGTGCCGAAGGGATAGACCATGAACGACCAGATCAACCTCGCAGTTTGGACGACGGCCTACGTCAACGACCTGCCCGATAGCGCCTTCCTATACATCTCGCCCGGCGGCGAGGAGGACGACGACGGCAAGACCAAGCCGCGCTCGCTGCGCCACTTCCCCTACCGCGACAGCAAAGGCGACGTTGACCTGCCGCACCTGCGTAACGCCATCGGCCGGATCCCGCAGTCCACCGCTCCCGGCTTGACCGCTGAGAAGATGCGCGCCCTGCAGGACAAGGCCCGCGAGATGCTGCGCGCCGAGTCCGAGGACATGGCCGAGCCTGACGAGGAAACCAAGCGCAAAGAGCGCGAGGCCCAGGAGGAGGCGCTGCGCAAGAGCCGGGCGGGAGTCAAGGCAGACCCCAGCAAGACCGGGCGCGGCATGGGCAACCCTGCGACGCGGCGCTACTACTCCGAAGGCTACTGGTCCTCACCGCTGCTGCTGAGCGAGGGCCCCGAGTCCTGGGTCGAGGTGGTGCGCTCTGGCACCTTCTACGGCAGCACCGGGCCGAAGCCTCGCAAGGTCGAGTTGACCGATGCCGACGTATACGCGATGGCGCGCAACTATGAGACGGTGCTGGCTGAGCAGTGGTTCTCTGGCGGTGCGCCGGTCGGCTACAATCACGCGCTCGCCGCTGGCAACATGGACCCAGCCAGCACCAAGGCCGCAGCCAGGATCAAGGCTGTCGAGGTGCGCCCCAACGACAAGGGCGGGGTTAGCCTGTGGGGTCTGTTCTCGTGGACCGACGAAGGCGCGCAGCGAGTCAGCGCGAAGGAGTTCGCTGGGATCTCCGCTGAGCTTATCCCGCCAAAGGTTGCAACCAGCAAGCAAACAGGGCAACCGCTGCCCGGCTACTTGATCGTGGGAGCTACCCTCACAAACCAGCCCTTTGTGCCATCCATGGCGCGTCCTACCGTTTTTTCTGATTGCGCTATGCAAGCAATTGATCAACCTGTTAGGCTCGCGCCTACAGACTCAACCCCGAGCCGGATCCACCTCTCTGAGGCTGTGCCCGCTCCCCAGGAGAACACCCCGATGACCGACATCCTCCTCAAGCTGGCCGAGGCCACCGGACTGCCCACAGAGGCACCCGAGTTGCTGGCCGAGGTGCGGCGACTCCAGACCGAAGCCGAGAAGGTGACGGTCCTCACGGAGACGCTGGAGACGGCAACCAAAGAGGTCGAAGGCCTCCGCGACCGCAACTCGATCCTCGAAGAGCGCGAGAAGGTCCGCACCCTGGACAGTGCCTGCACCATCGGCCGGATCGCTCCCGCAGAGCGTGAGGACTATTGGCAGGTGTGTCAGACGCTGGGCGAGGAGAAGGCCAACCGCATCTTTGCAGAGGGCCGCTTGCCGGTCGGTCGCGAGACTTCCGAAGCCGACGCGCCCTCGGCAGTGACCCCGCTCGGAGCCATCGAGGCCGAGGTCGAGGCGCTTGCCGAGAAGATCCACGGTGATACCAACCTCTCCGAGGCCGCCGCCTATTCTCAGGCGATGTCCACGGTCCTCGCTGACCCCACCAAGCTCGCGGCCTACGAAGCCGAGAGCCTCGACCAGTAGGAGCGCACGATGTCAACACCCTTCAATCCCACCCTGGTGATCACGCGCAAGTGTAACGCCGACATCTCGTCCTCTGACTGGCTGCTCGTGAGTTGCGTTGGCGACGACGACATCGAGGTAGCCGGGACCACATCAACGGCCACAGGCGATCTGTGCATCGGCGCACTCACCAACGACGTGGCCGCGGGCACCGCCGCCAATCCGGTCAGCGTGCCGGTTCAGTGCGGCGGCATGATCAAGGTGCTGGTTGGCACTGGCGGGATCACCGCTGGCGATCTGGCGATGGCTGCCGCGGACGGCACCGCCATCGACGTGGCCACCGGCAAGTATGCCTTCGGGATCGCCCTTGAGACTCACGCGGCTGGCGATGTCGGCGCGTTTTTGTTCGCACCCAGCTACTACGAGGAAGGCTAGCCTCACCGGCTCGCACTAGGAGAATCAGACCATGGTTAATATTCAAGGCCTCGTTAATGACCGGATGCTCACCAACTACACGCGGTTGTTGGGCCCCTCGCTCGGTAGCTTCATCGCGGACGGGATCTGCCCAAGCGTGGACGTGTCCACCAAGACGGGCCAGTTCTACTCCGTCGCGGGCGGGTTTGCTTCGGCCTCGCCGGGTCACGATCTGATCATCGCAGACGGTCAGGACTCGCCCCTTCAGATCAGCACCTCGGTGAGCAAGGTCACCGGCTGGGACGTCAACGTCAACGGGCTGGGCGTGAAGATGAATAAGAGCAGCGCCGAGTATGCCCAGGGCAACGGGCTCGACCTTCGCAAGGCCAACGCCGCGGTGCTGGCACGGCAGTGCATGATCCACCGCGAGCGCACCGCCGCCGCGCTGATCTTCAACGCAACCACCTTCTCGGGCTACACCGCCGCGCTCTCTGGCTCTGACCAGTGGGACAACGCAGCGAGCGACCCGATCAGCAAGGCGCAGGACGCGCGCGACTCGATCATCACCAACAGCGGCGAAGTTCCCAACGTCGCGATCATGGGCTATGAGGTCTACAAATCGCTCAGGCAGCACCCGCTGATCCTGGAGTACACCAGCCGCACCGCCAACACGGCGGGCGTCCTGACCAACGACGACCTCGCGCGGGCCCTGGACGTTGACACCATTTGGGTGGGTAAGGCCGTCGCCAATTCCGCCTATGAGGGTCAGACGGAAACCAACGCCTTCATCTTTGGCAAGTTCGTACTCTTCGCCCACATCAAGAGCAGCCCGGCAGCGATGACTCCGCAGAGTTGCCTGCAGCGGTTCCGCATGGCCGGCAGCACGGACGGTGCCGTGAGGCGCTGGGAGCCCACGCCGTATGTCGAGCAGATTGACATGCTCTGGAACGACCAGTTCGCAGTCCCCACTCCCGCCCTGGGCTACCTGTACTCCACCGCCGTCAGCTAGGAGGCCGTCATGGCTGAGACACTTCTCTATCAAGGCGTTGCGGTCAACCCCGCCAACGGTCTGCGCGTGCGCCTCGGGCACAACGTCGAGACGCTCGCGGGCACCAAGACTCTGCTGCCACAGGACGCGCAGTTCCAACTGCTCGACTGTGACGGAGGCGCGCGGCAGGTCAACCTTCCGGCGGAGGAGGCAAGCCAGGGCTTGTTCTTCGTCATTAAGAACGTGACGGCCGCAACCCATGCGATCACGGTCAAGGATGACGCTACTGTCCCGAATACCATTGACTCCATCTCGGCAGTCTCCTTCGGGATCTTCGTCTGTGACGGCGACTCCTGGGTGAGTGCGGTCGGTGACGTTGACTTCGGTTAGCCACCCCGCATAGGAGCGCCCCTATGAGCCACGAAGTAGCACCCGGTCAAGAGTTGATCCACAGCGGTCGCCGCTATCCCGCCGGGGCCCTCGCCCCTGCCGGCTGCGACGTCGCCACCCTCAGCGCCCTGGGCGTGCTGGTCGAGGTGGTCGAAGCCAAACCGCCAGCCAGACCCGAGCCAGAGGCTGTGCGAGTCAGCGCCCGCGGAGGCTTCAACCCCGAGGACCCGGCGACCATCAAGCACGTCACGATCAAGGCGCTGCCTGCAGCCCTGGCTGGGGTGTCTGACCTGGACACGTTGCGCGCCATGCACTCGGCCGAGTCCCGCAAGGGTGGCCGCGACGCCATCGAGGAGCGCATTGGTGAGTTGGAGATCGCAGAATGAAGCTCCGCGCCCTGTGCAAACTTAGCCATGGAGGGGCCCAGCTTGCCCCTGGTGACGTTTTCGAGGAGCAAAGCGACCACTCCGCGGCCAAGCTGCTCGGGCGTGGCTGTGCGGCGCGTGTAGCGCCTGAGAAGAAGGCCGCCAAGAAGAAGGCCAAGGCCTCCGAAGAGTAGGAGAGCGCCGTGGCATACAACGCAGATCTAGCCACGGCCACTTCAATGGCTCCGCAGCTTGGCACCCTGAGCGCAAGCAGCACCCCAACCAGCACACAGGCAACAGTGGTTTGGACTGGTGCCTATGACAAGGTGCGCGCGGCTCTGCTGGCGAACGGTATCAGCAGCAGCATCACAGCATCCACAGTGGCCGAGGCATGGGCGCAGCGCTGTGAGATGATGCTCACATCGGGAGAGGTGCTGCTGGCCAAGGGATCCATCGGTGTCAATGCGGAGAGTACCGGGCCGGCGCTGATCAAGATGGGCGACACGATGATCGAGAGCCTGCCGACGATCCGAATCATGCTGCTCGACAACGGGGCCACCGCCGACAACGGCAGCACGGACTCCCGCATGGGCAGCCACTGGACGCGCGCCAAGGATCCCGATTGGGATCCCACTCCCGGCGGCGATGACGTGCCCTATGCTGCCGTCCCCATCTGGCCGGATAACTCGGACCTCTGATGGCTGGCTCGACCGCCTACGGATCGGGGCTGGGCACCCTCTCGGCTGCCATGAGTCAGGCGCGGCGCGGCGGCTCAGAGCCGGGGCGTATGTTCACGATCAAGATGGAGCCCGCGCCGACTGAGATCCAGGCCCGCTTTGAGCAATGGGCGGCGCTGATCGATGACTTCGAGCCGGTCTTTGATGACGTCGTCAAGTTGTTTCGGAGCCACGAGGGCCGGCAGTTTCGCACCCAGGGCAAGATCACCGGCCCGCGCTGGCCGAAGCTCTCCAAGAAATACGCAAGGTGGAAGCGTAAGCACTTCCCGGGTCGCCCGATCCTGGTGGCCACCGGGGCGCTCCGGCGGGCGCTGGTAAAGGGTGGCTCGGGATCTATCGGTGGCAAGAAGGGCGAGCGCGGCGACGACTGGATCGAGGTCGGCATCGATCCAGACAGCGACGTCGGATCCTATGCCGAGGCGCACCAGTTCGCGCGAGGCCCGGCCTATCGCCGGCAGCGTAAGCCGCGCCCGCCTGTGCGCTGGGATCCGTCTGTATGGGACAAGGGGATCAAGTCGGTAGGCAAGGGCGGCACGGTGCCGCTTGGGACAGCCGTCGCGCAGATGTTCCAGGCGCACATAGTCAAGGCCCGCAAGCAGGCGCACGCTGACGTGCTGTTCTCTGACAACTTCAACTTCCAGAAGATGCGGCGCGGCGTGCTGCGGCTCAAGACCCGGTGATCATGTGGCAACCTTCACCGAGAGGGCAGTCGATGCGCTCTATGACTACATCAACGACGGATCAACCGGGCTCAACGCTGAGACGCTGCCGGCCCTGCGCACCGCCCTGGGCATCACCACCGCAGACCTGCCGGACGTGGCGACCGTTGAAAAGTGGTACCACCGAGCAGCCCAGGCAAACGCCTTCCC